CGACAAGCAAGGATTTACGCAAACCGAAATCGCTCAAAAACTTGGAGTCAGCCAAGCCACGATCTCCAGAATCTTGGATCGCTACGTGGACACCCGTGAGCTCGCCAAACTCCGACTGCATAACAGCGCGGCCACCCTCGCTGAGCGGGTGATTCAGGACGCCGATGTTGAGCAATCACTGGAAGTGCTTGACAGGATTGACGTTGTTGTCAAGCGCCAGGGCGAGGGCAGGAATACCGGTGGCGTACAGGTCGTGGTGATGATGCCTGGGCAGCAGCAGCTCGAGCCGCCCGTGATTGACCTTTCGCCTGTCACTTTCGCCCCGCAACTCCCCGAGCGTAGCGACGCTAAGTGATTGATGCGTAAGGCCTGCACCGTATTTTCGCGTCTGATAATTGGCGATTACGTTAACCGAAGGGAAAGCGTAGACCCCCTTCGGCAACCGAACCTGCCGGGGGACCCTACCCGGGAAGGGGTGGCTCCTTTCAGTGCGGAGAATTTTCGGTGATTGAGCTGGTCATTGCGCTGTCGGGGCTGGTGCTGGGGCTGCTGCTGGGCTGGTGGCGGTGGGGGGCGTCGGCAGGGGAGGGGCAGGGGGCCCCTGAGGCGCCGGTGAGCGTTCCAGTGGCGACGGGGAAGGTGGAGGCGGCGCTGCGGGCGGAGATTCAGGAATTGCGGCGGGAGTTGATGGAGAAGCGGGGGCCGTCGGTGCTCGAGCGGGTGGTCGAGAAGGTGTTGCCGGCGCCGCCGCCGATGGTGGTTGAGAAGACGGTGGAGACGGTGCGGGAGGTGCCGCGGGGGACGTTGCCGAAGATCGCGCCGTGGAAGGTGGAGTTTGTGAGCGGGAGTGGGCGGCGGATCTTGGGGCGGGAAGTGCGGCAGGACCGGCGGGTGCCGACGCTCGTGTATGTCGGGATGGACGGGCTGCGGGGGGCGTTCACGCAGGACCATCAGAAGGCGGACGGGACCTGGGTATATCGGCGGGTGAGCGTTGAACGCTGAACCGCATCCCTTTGCGGCGTGCTGTTGGTGTCAGCAGCGCTTGTGTCGGGTGGAGGGGAATTACTGGTGTCCGACGCCGGCCTGTGCGAAGCGGCAGATGGACGGCGCGGTGGCGGTGAAGGTCACGAAGGGGCGCGACAAAGGGCAGGTGCGCCTCCTCTACGTGCCGACGCCGAAACAGGTGGAGTTCGATAGCTGCCCCGCGAAATACGTGCTCTACGGCGGGGCGGCGGGGCCGGGCAAGAGTCATGCGGCGCGGTGGGCGCTGTATCGGCGGGCCTTGCGGATTCCGGGGTTTGAAGCGCTCTTGCTGCGCAAGACCTTCCCCGAGCTCGAGAAGACGCACCTGCGCAAGATGGGGCGCGACGCGGAGTTGATCGGGGCCGACTTTGTCGAGTCGAAGCGGATCATGAAGTTCCCCAACGGGAGCCTGATCGAATGCGGGCACATGGAGGACGCGGCCTCCGTCGAGAAGTATCTGTCGACGGAATACGACGCGATCGTGCCCGACGAAGGCTCGACGTTCGATCCGGGGCCGCTCTTGGAGCTCTCGACCCGGGCGCGCTCGAGCAAGGACGCCGTGAACCGGGAAGGCGGGGCGAAGTTCTGGGTGGTGTCGAACCCGGGCGGGCCCGCGTCGTCGGTGCTGCTCGATTTCTTCATCGACCATCAGCCCGACTTCGATGCGTTCCCGGCGCTCGAGAAGGAATACGACCCGTCGCAGTGGGTCTACATCCCGGGGCTCTTGGACGATAACCCGTATCTCGACCCGCAGTACGAAAAGCAGCTCGCGGTGTTGTCGAAGTGGCGGTACGAGCAGTTGCGCCACGGCGACTGGCGGGTGTTCGTCGGCCAGTTCTTCTCGCAGTGGACGCCGCGGATCCATGTCCAGGCGATCGAAGTGTCCCCGGAGGTGCGCTGGTTCCGGTCGATGGACTGGGGCCGCAATCAGCCGGGCTGTGTGCTGTGGTGGGCGATGCTGCCCGATCACAAGCTCTATATCCGCCGGGAACTGAAGTTCCAGGGGATGGACGAGCAGGAAGTCGCCGCGAAGATTCACGCGATCGATGAGGAGCTGGGCCTGTCAAAGGTCGCCTACACCGCGGCGGATCCCGCGATCTTCAACAAGACCGGCGCGACCCACACGAACGCGAGCCTCGGGTTCCGCGGGCAGTCGATCGGGGAGACGCTGCAGTTCTACGGGATCAACGTCGTCAAGTCGGACAACGACCGCTTCAATGGGTGGGGGCGGTGTCATGCGCTCTTGCGTGAAGCGCCGGACGGCTCGCCGTGGCTGACGGTCCATCCCGACTGCCGGTATCTGGTGCGCTCGATTGCCGCCGCGAAGTCGGATGACAAAGACCCCGACGACGTGGACACGGATACTGATGATCACGCGCTCGATGCGTGGCGGTACGGGGCGATGAGTCGGCCGCATCCGGCCTTCCCGAAGAAGGGACCGCGCACGTTTGCGGAAGGGACGATGGGGGCGTTGCGGCAGTCGGTCAATCGGCTGACGCGCCGCCTGGGATCGGAGAGCACGCGCGTTGCCTAGTTATCCGAGCACCGGCCCGTCGTTGCCGCTCCCGATCGGCGCGCCGCTCAAGTTCTGGCGCGACGAAATCGACCGTGCGGATCGGGTGGCGAAGACGTATCACGCGGAGTGGGACACCAATGTCCAGTGGTACGTCGGCAAATCGCCCGACGCGCAAGAGATGGTCGGCAAGAATGCCGACTTCGTCAACGTCAACGTCGATTTCTATCAGGTCGAGCAGAAGAAATCGGTCCTGTTCTACGAGACGCCCGAACTGCAGTTGACCGCCACGGGGCCGCTGAAGGGCTTCGACCACATCGTGCAGCCGCATCGGCAGTTGATGATCGCGATCTTGAACGAAATGGACGTGCTCTCGACCGTCCACGCCGCGATCACCGATTGCCTGTGCGTGTCAGGCACCGGCCCGGTGATTGTCGGGTATCAGCCGACGATCCGCGAAGTGACGCCGCCGATGCAGTTGGGCGCGGTACTTGGGCTGAACGCGCCGACGCCGGTCCCGATCCATGAACGGTTCTACGCGGATCGGTTCTCGCCGAAGAAGTTCCTGATCCCGGCCGATTTCACGTCAACGGATTGGGACAAAGCGCCGTGGCTCGGGATGCGCTTCCGGATGCCGCTCGCGGTCGCGCGCCGGGAATTTGAGCTGCCGCCCGACTTCACCGGCACGACGACGCGCGATGAGCATGTCTTGGACCGCGACCGGCGGCCCCAGGAGAGCACGTCGCAGCCCTACATCGACGGGCAGTTGATTTGGTATCGCGCGGCGGAGTTTGACGACGCGCCCGTGCATCCCGAGCAGTACCGCGAACTGGTCCTGATCGACGGGCTCGAGGAGCCGGCGCGCCACCGCGATTCCCCGCATCAGACGATTCTCCCGAATGGGCGGATGAGCGCCGATTCGTTGATCGGCAACCCGATCCACCCGTTGACGATTCGCACGGTGCCCGATCAGGCGTATGTCCCGTCGGATTCGCAGATGACCCGGCCGCTCGTGCGCGAGCTCTGCAAGTTCCGCACACAGATGGTGCAGGAGCGCGACGCCAACCGCTCGCGTGTGCTCTATGACACCGAGAAACTGCCGCCAGAGGTCATCGCCCGCATCGAAGACGGTTCGCTGGGGAGCTTGATCGCCGTCGAAGGCGGGGCGCTGGCGGCAGGCGTCAACGCCATCATGGCGGAAGTGGTGAAAGCGTCGCCGGCGCGGCAGGCGTATATCGCGAACGATTACATCCAGCGCGACATCGACAAGACGCTCGCGATTGGCCCGGCGCAGGCGGGCGTGAACGACCCCGAGGAAGGCTCGGCGACGCAGAGCGCGATTGTCGACCGCTCCGCGCAGGCGCGGCAGGCGCACGAACAGCGGCAAGTCCTGCGCTGGTACCTCAAGCTCGTGGACAAGCTCTCCGCGCTCGCCTGCCGGTATCTGCATCCGCAGATGGTCGCGGCCTATATCGGCGAGCAGGACGCGATGGCGTGGGGATCGTTCGACTGGAAATCGACCGATTCGCGCCTCGCATTCTCCGCCAAGCCCGATTCGCAGATTCGCCTGGATGCCGCTGCGGAACGCAAGTTCGCGATCGATGTCTACCAGATGACCGCGAACGATCCGAACGTGAACCGCGTCCCGATCCTGAAAAACCTGTTTGTGAAGGCGGGGATGAATCCGGCGGAAGTCGTGGTCGAGCAGTTGCCGGAGAAAAAGCCCGAGCCGCCGAGTGTGTCGTTCGCGATCAAGACCGAATCGCTCAATCCCTTGATGCCGGAATACGCGAACGTCTATCAGGTGCTCACGCAGTTGGGCCTGAAGAATCTGGCGACGCCGATGCTCGATCCGGTGACGGCCGATCTGATGCAGAAGACGCTGCAGGCGGAAGCGGATGCACAGACGGAGCACGGCGGGCCGGCGGAACAACAGCGGCCGTTGAGCAAGGCGCAGGGTGAGCGGAGCGGCGAGCGCTCCGGGCCGAAAGTCTGATGCAGCCGACGATCTGCGACAAGTGCGGCGAAACGATTTACGGCGGGATGTGGCCGTTCTGTCCGCATCCGGCCACCGAGAAGTCGCACGCCGTGATCGGGGATGACATTCCGGGCGGGCAGGTGATTGAAAACCTCGGCCACGAACCGATGGTGTTTTACAGCAAGGCGGCGATT